TTCTACTACTGGTCTGGCCATTGTAGCAATAATTTCACGATCACGAACTATGGCACGAACATCAGATTTTGTGGGAATGTATTCTTGCAATAACAAACTAATATCCTCATCCAGTTTATATAAAAGCTGCACAGTAGCTACCAAGTTTTTTTCACTCTCAATAAAGAGAACACCAACTCCATGTGATCCTGTTACCGTCTTTAAGATGATCGGAAAGTTTGCACCTAATTCTTCAAATGCTTTTGTAGATTCATTTTTATGAGAAATTAAAATAGTTTTTGGTTGTCGTAATCCTGCTTCTGCCAAAAATAACATTGTACGATATTTGTCATGACAGACTTCAAAACAATGCCTAGAGTTGATACAACAAAATCCTGCTCTTTCTAATTGCGTAACTGTATCTAACCAAGCATATCTTGTTGTAATTGAACCTCTTACAAAAACAAGAGTATCATCTGGATTTAATTCAAATCCCTTTTCATCGATCTCTTTCTTTTGTTTATCATAGGTATGTGCAATTTTTTTGCCAGATGTAGTAGAAATAAATCCTCCATCTAATTCTAATATATAAGAATCAAATCCCAAACTTGTTGCTTCTGATATAATCCTTTCTCCTGTAACATTAGGATCATCATTAGCAAAATCATCGTAGGAAAGAACAAGAATCCTATATGGTTTCTTTTCTTCAGCAAAAAATCGTTTGAACCTTTCCATTAGACCTCTTTCTTCTTCCCTATATTATACTTGGTTTCCAATGTCCAATCTTCTTTTTCACTGTAAGACAAAACCTTAATTTGACTTAGAGGAGCAACAGGTTCTGCCTCTCCTAATACTTCAACCAATCCCCAATCTTTCAGCAAATTCGTGATAGTGTTTCTTCGTGCAATATCATTTTCTGATAGGTTAGTCTGCTTACCATCCAAAGCAAATAACTCTTTAAAATGCACAATAAAATACCGTCCCTGCTTATGTAGTATATGACAGGACTGATATAATTTTCTTTCTTTTCTAGAAGCAACACCTATACGAGATAGAGTCTCTCGTACTTTTAAAAAATCATCTGGTTCTTTCAGAGTAATTTCTAACATCTGCTCCTGAGTCCAATTAACCTCTTCCATCTCTTCCACCTTTTTTTAATTTTTTCTTTATAGCGGAAATCTGTTTAGTGTCTAGTATATCAAGAGCATCCCTTGCCTTTTCATTGCCGTATCCATAAAACTCTTTAACATCTTCTAGATTATCCAATTTCTTCGCCTTCATCCAAGGTGCAAATCTATTCCTTGGTCTTAAACTATTTAGTAAATAGTCAAATTGGAGTTTCTTCCCTAGATGGTGATATTGGTTTAATTCATTAACTAATAGTATAGTATCTGTAAATGGTGCCAAACATTTATTTACAATATAAGGAGGATATCGTTTTTCCCATTCTTCATCTTCTGTGTCTAACAGATTTTCTTTTGTTTGATTGATTGCCTTGAGATAGTCTTTTAGTTCATAAGTCATAGGCTTCTTCCATTGTCATCATTCTACTTTCACCTATATCTTCTTCATTTGCTCGTTCAATTAATAATAAATCTTCTTTTGTTTTTCCACTAGACATCAAAGTTATAGTATAGGCTCTCGGACTTTGGCAAAAACAAAACATATCTACAAGACATTCAGCTTTAATACCTATTATTTCCCGTACTTGATCTCTAGTAACTTTTATATTTGGTTGAAAATATTCTGTGCCATATACAGAATGAAATAAACCAGCATCCTGTACATACTCTTCAGCACCCCACTGTTTTAAAAGATCACGTGTACCTATAAGGTGATGTAATAAAGTATCAGATCCATGAAGACATTCCTCACACCCCAATCGTTTTAAAAAATCAATTTTTGTAATAGTCGAGTCGATCAACACCACCTATCTCCAAATTGCATTTAAAAACTATACAAGTCCTTAACTCATAACATTGCCTAGAAACTGGTTGTGCTTGATGCCACAAACTAGCATCAAATACAATTAATCTATTTCCTACATATTCAATAAGAGTACCGTCTACCACAGTTCCACCACCCCAATCCTCATCCCAATCACATCGTGGATAATAGAGCATAGTAAAATCACCATCATCCTGATGCATATGAGGTTCTATACCATGTGTATGAGCATTCATGTATATACGTACAAAATTGTCAAGAGCATATTTCTCTTTAAATTTATATTTTATTTTTGCAGTATCCCAGATAGGAAGTACCCATTCATATCCATCGTCTAGTATTTCTTTTGGATTTTTCCCACATAAAACATGCCAGTGCTTATTAGGACTTCCTATTTTAGAATAGTAATCATATTTCCAAGAAAGGTCATTCATCTGCAACTGAACAAATTCTGCTACATGCTCTTCAAGAACATTATCATATACATCCATTGTCATTTAAATTTTACCTTTGCCATCACCTCTGTCAAAAATGCGAGGGTATTTATTTCTTGGTCTGCAACAAAAGCCGATTTATACTGATACTCACCCAATAATATAACCAACAAAGGAATACTGTTCCCATCAATATAATCATACATATGGTCATAAACATTACGGAACAGACAAACAGGATCGTTGTCCAGATTGTTAATAACCCATTTACGAACATTGGTAAACTCCTTATTTTTCATAGAGTGTATTAATTCTTTAATATTTATCTCTGATATATCTACAAGTATTCCTGCATCAATCGTGCCAGAAACAGAATATCTTTGAAGTTCATTTAATATTCTTCTCCAATCTGGAAAATGTTTATTTATGACTTCGGCAAGAACTCTCTCATCATATGTAATTTTTTGCTCATCCAAGATTGTCTTTAATCGATTAAGAAATGACATTGCCAGTTGTGGTTTTTCTGAATTAGGAATCACAAATTCCACCACACTACAACGAGAATGTAATGGTTCAATCAATCGGTTTTTATAATTACATGTGAGAATGAACCCACAGTTATTGTGGAATTCTTCTATCAATCCACGCAATGCTGGTTGAGTTGATTGGGGATTTAAATAATCTGCTTCATCCAAAATAAGATACTTCCGTCCACCATGTAGAGACACAGTAGACGCAAAGTTTTTTATCTTGGTTCGCAGAACATCGATACCAGATTCTTCAGACCCATTAACCATCATATAAGTCGAACCAAGTTCATCTAGCATTGCTTTTGCTATTGTTGTCTTACCAACACCTGATCCACCTGATAAAATTAAATTGGGGAGTTCTCCTTGTTTAACAAATTCAGAGAACGTATCTTTTAGATTTTTAGGAAGTATACAAGATTTTACATCCTTGGGACGATATTCCTCTACCCATAGAAAAGTTTCCATAATATAAATTCCTCTCACTATACATTATAAGCAGACTCTGGTTCTAATGCAATCCAATACTGAACATTCACCTTTTCATTCCAAAAATGAGAAATTCGTTTTGAAGAAACATTAACATCATATTTGCCAGGTATTAGTTTTAAATTTTCAACCTTAAACCAAAACTTATATGGCACATTTTCTTCTTGATTATCGATATCAAGTTTTACTGCATAATCATTTGCTGTTGCATTCTTCTTATCCGTAACTTTAAGCACAGCAGTACCCAAGTCCATTCCTTCCAAACACATATCTGGTGCTCCAATAACATGTGATGCTTTTGTAACATCCGAAAGCATTGCACTAGACAAGTTAAAAGAAATCTCACATTCTGGCATAGCAAGTTCTTTAGTTGGACTGCTAACCACTGATGGATCAGAATACCAATATTTTAAAGATTTTGTTGCTGCAATATTAGATTCTGTCATCACAACAAAATCCTCTTTAAACTTCAACTCTGGTTTTTCGAAAAGAGATAATGCCGACAGAAATTCATTCAAATCATAAATTGCAAATTCTCTTATAAATTTTTCCTTGACCTCTGCCTTGGCAACAATATTCTTCATTGCAGACATTGTAGAAATACTACTACCTTTACCTATTTGAAGATTCTGATTTATTGTCGAGAAATTCTTCAACACCGTTATAGTGTCACTACTTAGTTTCATTCACTGTTCTCCATATCGTGTACATGTAAAGCTATAATACCATAATGTAACACTTTTAGCAAGTCACTTCTGTCCTTACCATTCTTTTTTCCGTATCGTTGTGCATATTTCATAATGTTACCGATACAAAAACCTTCACCATGACCACCATCTATAATGAACTCTGTTGCTTGATATTTGTTCTTGCTGTAGTGTTCATCATAAGTGGAATCAATATATTCATGCAAGTCAGTTAAAATTGCGTCTTCATCATACTTGTACTGAATCTTTTTTTCGTTCCTCATACTTTTCCTTTTCATTATCACTCATGTATTTTTTCATCTCCCTTTCAGAATCATTAACATTCCAATTAAATGCCATTGACCGTCTTTCACCTTCACCAAAGAAGGGAAGTACTTGATGTTTTAACCAGTTAGGAAAGATTAACATCACTCCTGCTTCTGGTTTTATATAATCTTCAGTTTGAGGTTTGAGTTGTAGAAGATCTTTTCTGGTATTTGTTCCCCAAATCAAATGGGTAAATCCATCAACAGCACCACTGGCATTATTAATATTTGGATTCTCTCCATCTAATTTTTTAATACACTCAGGAACTTTTAACCACAAAAACCCAGATAGTCCTGCCATAGTTTTCACACCATGATCATGAAAAGGATTGTAATCCCCTGCATATGCATGATTTGTCCAGCAATTATACACCTCTGCCTTTGAATCTCTTTGATATGCTGCCTTGAGATAAGTAGTACCTACCTGATCTAAAATCGTTTTTAATGTAGACCCAACTTCATCGTCCATAGGAAATTCTAGTTGAGCAGATTTTTCATCATTTTTAAGTTGGCCAACAAGACCAGAAGCATAACTCTTACTGGCAGGGATAATAACAGTATCGATGTGAACATTTAATTCATCAACAATCTCATCAGGCACTTCCACTCTCATAATATTTAATGCCTTGATAGGTCGTAAAGCAATCCTCATACCATGATTTTGTTCTAGATGTTTCTCTTCTTCTCTTTTAAGTGCAAC